TGTGCTGCGACTGTCAGTTCTCGGATTTCTGCCTTCATTGATTTGAAGTCAGGTTTGTTGACGGTTAAGTCAATAGATGCGTTTAATGCCATTATTTTTCTGCTATTATAAAGTAATCCACGCCATCAGTTTCAAAGATGTGTGATGCCCAATGTTGATTGATTGAATGTGTATCCGCACCGTCAATCTTTGCCGTTCCAGTTGTATCAACGGTGATGGTATGTGCGGAAGTTAATTTTTTCACTACAAATTGTTTCCCGCTTAAACCCGTTGGATCAGGCAAGGTGATTGTCTTGTTTCCACTTGTGGTATCAACCAAAAACAATCTGTCGTCTTTTGTTGCCGTTGTGTTTGCCGTTACCGTCTTCACCGAACCACCACTCAAAAATGATGGGTACATCTCGTAATTGCCGACATAGAGTGTATCGGGTTTTGTTACGGTGAAATCCTCACAAACCAAAGCAACTGAACCATCACTCCCCAAACCAAAGACAACATCCTTCAAACCAAAGCCCGAATTGTTGTTGTTTACTGCTGGTTGAATTATCCCATCACCTACAAAAACCCCATTTCCACCACCCTCATTTGTACCTACGCTGATACCTCGGATATTTGGGTTTACTGGATTGCTTCCGCTTGGATAAATATCACCGTAGGTTTCCTCACTTTGTCCTCCACCCGTTCCGCTTCCAATCGTTTTGTTTGTGATGGTTGCCGGTTGTATAAACTGAGCCAATAAGAATTCGCACAAATACACACCATCGGTCATTGGATTGTAGTTCTCAACTTGATTTAATCTCCAGTATTGTCCTTCAAAGAAATATAGATTCTTGAATTGTAGGTTGTACCAATCAGTTGGAGTGATGCGAAAATATGCTCTAACTATCTTTGAGTTTTTGTTGGTGATTTCACTCAAAAAACGATAGTAAAAATTCGTTACCAAATTTGAATTCCCATAACGATATCCAGCACCAACACCAATCTCTTTTGGCATACCAAAAAGAATGTCAAAAGTTGGATTGCTCAATGAATCGTAATGAATTGTCAATGGCAAAGTGCTTCGGGTTGAATAGGCGGTAGGACTTGCAAACAATCTCCAAGTCACGCCCGATTGCAAACCTGAATAATACAGGATCCTCAAATCACCATCCTTTTGTGAATCCACATAACTCAAGATGAAGTTTCTTTGCTTGGTGGTATAACTCTTGATTTGAGTTGGTGCAAAAATGATTTCTATTTTCTTGTCGGTCTTGACAAAATCATTATCAATTTGGTATGTCCGTGATCCGTAGGTTGATTGGTAGTTGGCTTGATATTCTTTGTTTGATGTATCGTTGCCTTGCTTGTAACTGAACATATACGGATTGGCATCCAGTTCCCCCATTGGAACAATTTCCACAGGTTGTGAATAATCCAATTTGTCTGTCCAATCTACATTCACCCCATTATAGAATTCATCTCTTGGAACACATCGCAGAATCTTGGGTTGGTCTTTGTCGGGTTCAATGTATAGGTTGAACATCTTGACAAACGACATCAACATCTCGCTTTGCTTCACCTCGGAGTTCAAGAAAGTTCCCAAATCTATCGCATCCCCATAGCCAATTGTAGTGGCGTTTTGGTCATTCCAAAATACGGAGTTGGTTAACAAGCCAATTGAAAATTGAGCATTGCCCAAATATCCTGAAGGTGAACCGGCATTGTAAATTCCTTTGAATCGTATTGTGACCTCATCCCCAGCATTCAAATTGATGTTGTTGAATGTGATATAGGAATTGTGGGTGAATACAAATTGAATTGATCCAAGTGATTCCCAACTTACCTCAACAAGTTGATTGTTGACATACAAGCCAATCTCTAAAGTGGTATCCGTATACAACCCAACGGGTGTGATTTGAAGTTCCAAATCTGCATTGAATACAAATTGTCCCGATACTGGTGCGGTATATGTTCCAGTAGTCGGATTGTAATCGTTCCCGTTGTCAAAGTTTCCACTCGTTGAATCGTTTTGAAACAAAAAGATTGTTCCGTTTTGAATGGATTGTGCCGTTGTGATTCTTGTTGCTTGGAATTGTCTGCCTTGAATGGTGGATGAACTCAATGACAATCCGTTTGGTGGTGGGATTACAAGCCTTTTGAATCTCTCGTTATTGAAATACGAATCGTTGGTGTATGAATACCCAGCATCGGTAAAGATTTTGTCAACAATGGTCTTTGCATAAAGGCAAGGTGTCATCCCAATCACGGCAAAATCCAAGATGTTCCGTGTGTTTGAGAATCCCTTATCAATCATTGAATACAGATAACCTTCTCCGAGTGCAAATGCTTGTGAGCTTCCGTTCTTAATTATGGAAGTATCCCACGAATCAACCACCACGCCCGAAGACAAGGTGTGATTGTACTCGCTGAAATCCAACTCATTTAGTTTGCGTTCTGCGATAGTTGTGAATAGGTCAGCAGTTTGTCCGTGAATGCTACATTCGTAAACGATTGCCGTGCTATCTGTGACATTAATTTGAATCAAGCGGATGAATCCCCTCAACTGCTCTATCTCGTCCAATAGAACAACCGCAGATGCCTTTTTGTTTGGGTTGAAATCGGGTGCGAATTGTGTGGATGTTCTAACCGTGTGTTCAACCTCAAAGATGTGGGAGAATAGTTTGTTGTTTTGTGCCGTTCCTGGGATGGTGATTGTCTTTGTCCATTCCGAAGATCGTGATTGTGGTTCACGGATGTCGGCAATTGCCTTGTTGATTGAGATGTCAAAATCAGCAGACAAATCAACTGGGGTGTTGTTGACCAATAGCCTGATCATATGCGTTGCGATTTGTCAGCGAATGAAAGAGTGATGTCAAGTTCTAAGTTAAACATCCTATCTTGTACCGTCTTTTTCTGCTCATAGTTGGCATTATCAATGTTGACCGCATACAAAGTGCCGTCATACATATACACCACCGGAGATTCAATCAGGTCTTTCAGCCAAACAGATTCGGTGTCGTTTATCCAGTTGCTGAAGAGTTTGATTTTTTGGCTTGTTTCTGTGTGATAATTTGTGCGAGTTCTTGCGGATGTTTGATATCCGTATGTTGCACCGAGTGTGTATGGGTTCTGTTGGAATTGCTTTCGTGTGACTTCAAAGTTGTCTCTTCTCACCATATTAAAACGGAAGGATTCAAATCCTCCCAAACGGTTCATAAAGAAGATGTCAGTTGTTTCATACTTACTGCACTCATCCTTTATGTTGAATCGGTATGTCTCGGATTTGGAAGTACCTCCAGCCTTTAACACCACATCAAAATAGGTTGCACCACCGGGGATTGTCAATTGACTGCCCACGGGGATTCTCACAACCTTAGACGAAGGCAAAGAGAATGTTTGTGTACTGGCATCGGAGTAAGTAATTAAAACGCTTGTAGCATCTCCCTTCAAACAATAGAGCCAATCCTTTTGCGTTCTATGGATTGTCCGTGTTCTCACATTGGTCAAGAACTTTGCGGATGTGGATGTGGCGAGATATTGCCCTTCAGCATATGTCACCAAATCAAATGGATTCAAGGATGCGTTCCAAACCGTTCCAGTTGCCGAAGTCAAGTCAAGGTATTCGGTGATTGTTCCCGTTGCCGATGGTGAATACTCATAACCAAATTCAACCTCGTAATCCGTGAATGAGTTTACGCATCCGCTTGGTGATGAATCGGTGAACTCCCAATTGTTAGTCACATAAGATTCCAAGATTCGCCCAATGTTGAACACACCTTTGTTCGTACTTCCAAAATAGATGGGTGCTTTGAGTTTTGCAACGGTAGTTGATGCGACCTTGACATCAGCAATGAACTTGAAATTGTCCTTTGTGTAGATACCACCTGAAGATTCCGTGATCACGAAGTTCGTGTCATTGAATGCTGGATGATAAGTATTGGGTTGTTGAGTGATAGATAATGCCACACACAAAAATAGCACTCGTTGGAATGCGTTCCATTTACAACATTTCGTGCAGACAAGCCACAACATAAGCATTGAATCCCTTTGTCGCTGCCTGTTCAATTCGCTTCTGTCTCTCCTTTGTTTTCTGCTTATAGAATGCGATGGTGTTCAAGAACTCAATCAACGGCATTGTGAGAATCGCATCCCACTTTGTACGATCTCCTTTGACAATTCTGTCAACTAATTCCAACCAACCTAACGGACTTGCGTTATCTCCTTGTTCAACTTCTCCATCTCCTTGATCAAATAAGATTGGATAGTTTTCAATAACTCTGGATAAACTGCCGAAAAAAAAAGCGAATAAGAATAGGGAAGCGGAACTTCCATTGACAGAAACAAATCACACTTGTCTTGATAGTGTGCTTGTGCATCTTTGATGGTCTTTGACTTGCCGAAGAAATCCACCTCGTATGCAAGTAAAGCCATTATCTTGTGAAGGCTTTCAATCGTATCTCCGTTGAACACTTGCTGGAGTTCAATGAAATGGTGTCCACAAATCTCGTTTGGTGTTTTTGCCAATCGGAAGTATCTGCCTTTGTGTTTGAACATAAATTGCACAGGACGGTTTGGAAGCTCATTCAAGAACTCCAACTTTTTGAATTCTCTGGTAAGGTCATCAATCGGCATTGATTCCACCTTGTCCATTGACCAATGGTTAACGATGGCAAGAATGTTCATTGTCCGTTCAATGTTGGACATATCACGACAAGAGTGAATCTCTTGCAGTTGGTGGATGGTTATGTTGTTCCAGTTCATATCGTTTCAATTTGTAACGGTTTAAGCAAAATAAAATGTTCCCGGTCTATTGTGTTTCTTGCAGTCAACTGCCAAAGCCAAAGCCATAACACAGTCATCGTGCAACCCTTGTGGTGCAGTATACCTCACACCCGTTCTTGTGTATTCAAATTCAAAGTTCTCCATCTCCGAGCCTATGGGTTCTTCAGGAAAATACACCTCCCTATTTTGTACGCTGATGACCAAGCCTTCAATGAGTTGTTGTTTGCTCTGTGATGTGAACTTAAACCCTTTGATTCTTGGATGGCTTCGTTGTAATTGCTCAACGATAGGATCACCCACACCAGTTGAATCCACGAATGCTGGAATCACACCAATCAATGTCGTAATCTTTGCCAATGTTTGCGACCAATCCGCTTGGAATCGGTCTACATATGATACGCAATTATTCGCATCTAAACCAATGATCACCGTATAATCCGAATACTTTGCCAAATCCACACCCCAAGCAACAACACTTTTGTTGGTTACTGGCTTATAACAACTACGGATTGCATCAATTCCAAATGGGTTTGTCTTGTCATCCGCTGGTTCTGCCAAATACAACTCGTTAAAGACATGAAGTGGGAGATCTCGTTTGGCTTGTTCAACCTCTTCAAGTTTGAGAATCCCTTCCTTGACCGCATCATATGCAGTTATCTTGAAATACTTATACTCATTCTCACCGCTTCTCGCCCTTTCGCCTAACTTGTAGAACCAATTCTTTTTCCCTTTGACATTCCCAATCAGTTTGCACTTGCCTTGTGTCGCAGTTAGGGTTGAACGCATAGCATACCAACTCTCCTCACGCATACGAGATGCTTCATCAATCACGGCAGCATACACATCATCCCCATACAAGTTGTCCGGCTTCTCCCCTGATTTGAATTCTATCCTTGCACCCGTTGGAAGAGTGAGCAATAGTTTGGTTTCGTTGCTGATGAAGAAGTTCTTGTCGGTTACTTGTGACTTCATCCTTCGGAATGCAATCTCCGCTTGTTGGTATACCGGTGCAACCCACCAAACCGATTGATTGTCCTTGCATTTTAACGCTTGTTCAAATAACCATATGATGTGAGATGCCGTCTTGCCTGTCTTGGTTGATGCAGCAGTAATGGTAAAACGAGCATCACAATCAAGGATGTCTTTTTGGTAACTCGTGACATATGGTCTTTGATAGGTTATTTGCATAAACTTTGGTACACACTTAATCGTGTTAGGTTGTGCAGTTCGAGGTTGTGGTATGTCTCACAATAGATGCGATTTGATTCGCCCATTGATTGTCTCACCGAATGACCAGCATCAATCAGTTTCTCAATGGATGCCTTCCAGTTGTTTTGGGTTGCGAAGATCACGCCATCATTTCCGGTATGGTATAGGTATGGGTAAACCGCTGAACAGATGATGGGGATAGAATAGGCAGCGGCTTCCACAATCTTCAACTCCGATTTGCAGTTGTTAAAGTGGTTGTCCTGAAGTGGTGCAAGTACGAAATCAAAGTGCTTGTATACCTCGCCATATTCAAAAACCGAAGTGCCTTGAACGATGTTGGCTTTGGGAATCAGTTTCACGATGTTGTTCCAATAATCACTTGGAGTGTATCCGCAAATGTAGAAATCCACATCCATTGAATTGATGTCATCCGCAATGAGCTTCAAATCCTCCTCGTGTGTGATTCCACCAACCCATCCTATTTTAACTCTCTCGTTCTTCTCCTTTGGTTGCTTCCATTGGTTGTGAGATGTATCCAGGCAGTTTGGCACAATGTAGACATTCTCGTTGATTGTCCTCACTTCATTGGCGAGTTTTTGAGTTGTGCAGAATACCGCATCCGCATAGTTGATGGCATCCTTGATGGAGTTCTTGATCCCTTTGCGATAAGCCCAGTATGCTGGATTGTATTTCGGCAGTACCCAATAATCATCCACATCAATCACATAAGGCTTCCCGGCATCGGTGATTCGTTTCAAGACATCGTACTGATTCTTACCGAGCCATCTTGAGAAGACAATCACATCGTAGGGTGCAAGGTCAACCGTCATCCATTCGGCTTGTGATTGGCAGACATCAACCACCGCTTCTCCGTTTATTTGCATTCTCAAATGTGGTGCATAGATGCGATGGTAAACCACACCATTGATTCCGTCTGTTAGTATTAAAAGTTTCATAGGGTATTAAGTAAAAAGTTAAAGCCTTGATTCGTTACATAGTCAAAGCCATTGTTTACGGGGATAACATTTGGTGAGTGAACGCATACCTCAAGCAATCGTTTTACCTTCATCTGCTCTGCGATTGCGTAGGTGCTTGACTGATTCCCAATGAACGCCTTGCAACTGCCGACAATGGTTGCCAACATCAAAGCATCCTGACATTTCAAGAGTTCACAATCCAACTGCCATCTCTCGGTGAATGCGATGTATTCGGATTCGTATCCAAAGAAAACACACTTGTGTTCCTTTAATGGGAAATAGTTGATGTCGTGATTGCGATAACGAGCAGAGAAGTTTAAAAGAATCTTATCCGCAAAGTATGGGATAGGTTCACTCGCTTCAATGCAAGGTTCGTGAAGGTCTGTTATCAATTCAGGATACACAAGAAAGTGATTCCGTCTCAAATCACCAGCAGCGAGATTCAATCCGTGATGCCTGAACTTATCAAAGTCATACCCCATATCAATGTGCGAGTGCATCTCAACCTTTCTAATGTAGGATTGATGCTCAAGTAATGGTTTGATATATTCGTATGAGTTTAAGTTCATACAGTATCCACCGCTTGGATGACCGGAAACAGTATTCTGCTCACGGAATCCGATGTGGAAATCTACCGCACCGTGTAACTCTGCAACTCGCTTGGTTGCGGTGAGTGAATAAATCAAATCACCAAGATGACCGGATTGGATTACTCTCATAGTTCTTGCAGTATTTGTTTGACCTCCAAATAGAACATCAACTCATTGCGATTCTCCCAAGTTTTATGAGACAACGCTTCAATGATTTGGTCAACTGCAACCAATGAGCAATCCTTCACCGTCAACGAGTTGTTGAACGATTCTTTGATTTCTTGTGCTTTGTCTTGTGATGTCATTCGTACGGCAGTAAGGGGATGGGCATCCAGTACAACATCTCCACAAAGTTCCCTGTGAATTCATCAATCCAATAACCCTCAATGTAACGGGCAAGGTGTTTGATTTCTTGGTTATCACTCACCACACAAAGTCGTTCATCTTCAGGTGGTAGGATGTTCTCATCTCTCCAGTTTGCTTTCATCTAAATTCAAAGTTATTGTGAAATTCTTACTTTCTATTGTTTGGTCAATTGTTTCTTTTGGTTTGCCTTGTGATCGTGTGAGCAACATCTCCAAGTTGAACAGGGAGTTCTTGTCGTGCGACTTCACCAAAGCACCTGCAATGATTCTCTCAAGGATGGTGAACTCTTCACCCTTGTCAATCTTCTCAAGGTCTTTGCGTGACATAGTGAGCATCGTGTTGACCGTGTCCTCAACTTGGCTTTTTTGATATCCAATTTCTTTCAATTGGGTAATCAACTTCTTTGGTCTGCCGTGCGGATTTAGGACTTCTCCTTTCTCCGGTCTTGTCAAACTTCCTCCGTGTGGTTGCTTTTCTTGTGTTGCCATATCTCCGAATTTCCCCCGAATTTATTTAAGCCATTCAAATTGAAACGACCAAAATCCAAATGCAAGACCTATTGCATATTCACCTTGCCCTACCGATGTGGTTTTGCTATAATAGAATCCCAATTGAAATTGAGTTTCATTATCATTCCGACTATTCCTTTTTAGAGTTATTGCCATTATGCTTTATTTAATTTCTCTTGGTGCTTCTCTTTCAAGAACTCCTTGTATTGTTTCTTGTCACCATATTTGATGTGACATTCTCTGCACAATGCTTGTAGATTCTCAATCACATCCTTTGTCTTTGTCCCTCCCATTTGTCTTGGTTCAATGTGATGGATGTCCACGGCAGTTTTGCCACACACCTCACAAGGGATGAAGTCACTTATGTCATATCCAAAATGGTTTAGGTATGTCATTGTGTGTTTCTTCATTGCTCATTCTTTCTCCTTCTCTTTGGCTTCTGCTCATCATCTGCCAACTGTGCTTTGGTGATGGCTTCTTGTTGTTGGTTAGCCCATATCAAAAGTGAGTGCAATGCTTCGGTTACACAAGTACTGCAATTTGGCAAGTTCCTTCCGAAGATTTCACGGTGGACATTGTTTAGGATTGCCCCTTGTTCTGGTGATGGTGCAAATACTTGTGTTTTCTTCCAGTTGTCGTATAACGGTTGGAGTGATAGTATGAATTCAATGTTGCTCATAGTTTTGTTTCAAGGAGTGCGACAATCACAGTTGCGATGGATGCGTAAAGTATCCCCACCCAACCGTATGTGTATAGGAAAAAGGACAAGCCCAACCACCACGACAAGCAGAAAGCACAGTCAAGGGGTTTCATTCGCTTCCATTTGGAATAGTCACTACCGTACAGATAGCGTTTAAGAAGGTCGGCTGGTTTGCCAAAGTTTACGATGATGATTGCCAAACAAGCAATTCCAATTATTTCTGTGTGCATCGGTCTTTCATTAATTTAATTACTCTCAACACTTCACGAACGGAGATGTCGGTCTTTCGGTGGATTGCCCTTGCAGACATTCCTGAACACCATAGTTTAAAAAGTTCTCGTTCATAGAAATATGCTGATTCTGTGACTTGGTTTATTTTGTTGATTCTTTCAAGTTCAATTCCTTCCGTTTGCTCTCTCTCATCCAGTAAGTCAATGTCTTCAGCGAAGTCAAGCTCGTAAACATCGTGTTGATCATATATTCTTGATTCGCCAAAGGGATGCCGGTTGCCGTTGATACAAAGGTATAAAAGACGGATTGACCAAAATTGGATGTATCCGTCTCTGTATATTTTCTCGATTTGTTCATCAGGTTTCTCAAGTATTGTCAAAAAGTAAAATTGATACAACTCCCTCGCCAACTCATTGTTTTTTGCAATGTTCTTGGTTGCTTTCTTCAGCCAATCGGCTTTGGATAACTCCAATATGATGGCATCTTTATTCAATTTTTCTTTTCAATAATGCAAATATAACCATCTTTTTCGTACTTTTTTTGACATCTCAAAACTTGCTCTTCCTCATACAAGATGTGTATCGTGCTGGAGAGTCCTTTGGTGCAAGTAATCACATAATAACTGAACGGATGTTTCATAGGTTTGTCTTGTGGTTTTGTCGTGTGTAACTAAATTATCAAAGACATTGATGGCATTCATCACGCTGGAATGGTCTCTCCCCAATATATAGCCAATTGAACTAAATGTCATCTTCAAGTGCTTACGGCAAAGGAAGGAAAACATATGACGGGCATACACAACCGATTGTTTTCTCAAGGATGAAATCACAAGATCAGGTGTGACATCGTAGGCTTGACAACAAACCCTCATCGCATCTGTCCAGTCAGCATCAATGCTATTCAAATCGCACTTGGGTTGAATGATTTCTTGTTTAAGCCTTTTAATTTCTTTGTCGTGCTTGACGGTTATGTCAGCAATCTGTAAACGCAATCTGCGAATCTCTTGCTTCAGGTTGTGGGTTTCTTGATACGGGTTCATTAAAATGTGATTTTACATTTGTTACACTTATGTTTGTTTACGGTTTTCAGCAACCATACTTTCCCAAGTTGATTACACTTTGGGCATTTTGGATGTTCTGCAAGTACGATTGAATCATAGACGGATTGCCAATACTCGTGACCTTGTGGCGTTTTATCCCATTTGAACGCATCTAACAGCATATCTTGGAGTGTGTTGTAGCATTGTACCTTTTTATCCTTTTCAACGAGTGAGATGAATTCCTTGTACATTGGCAAATCTTTTGCTTTTGTTCGCAGTTGGTTGAATCTGCGGTAGTCAATTATTTTCATTTAGTTCTTGTATTATTTCAAAAAGTTGATATGCGATTTGTGGAACTATGGCATTGCCGTATCCTTTGATTGATTCTGCTCTCCACTTTGGAAAGGTAATTCCGTCCAGTTCGGTGGGAAGCCCATCATCTCCGCCACAAACCGGGGATTGAGTTGGGAAGTTTTGCCAATTTGTTGGCTGACATAATGTTTTAAATCCGTTTCTCTCGGATAATTTTCCGATAAGATTGGAGTTCCGCTGTACTGATCCGATGCCGTTGGTGTCGGTAGCATCCCCATTGCCATTGCTCTTGCTAATGTCACCGAGTGCATACTCCCCTCTTTGACTTGTGTTGATTTCATTGTTGCCGTTGCGTTCGTTGAATCCATTGCCGTTGGTGTTGGTAGCATCCCCGTCCATTCTATTGATGATTGTTCCATCATCCTCGCATTCATTTGTTCGGTTACCGGAAATATCTCCGCAATCTTTATCCATTCCTCTATGCTGGGGTGACTGAATCCCTTCGCATCCATCCTGAACCAATGTTCCACCGTTGAGAGTTTCACATCTATTAAGTTTGATAATTCCTTTGAATTGGTCACACTCCGTATCCAATCTACAAATTCCTTCTGCGGTGGCAAGTTGGTTCGTTTCAACATTGGCTTGTTCGCCAATTCTTGCATCAATGGTTGATTGTCCGACAAGATTTGTTGATGTATCTCCATTGTCAAAGTTTTTTGAATTGGCTGACCACTTGAACGGTGTGTTGCACCTTGCATCATTTTGGCGGCTGCTGTCATATCTCCATTGTTTGTTGAGTCCATCACTGTTGGAGTTGGTAGCATTGAATTTAGTTTCTGTCCCAATGAATAACCTCTTGTCACTCCTATGCTCGGTGCATCCTTCCCGTTCCCTATTGTGTCCTTCCAGTCCCTCGCATTTGGGGTCGGTAGCATCCCCCTTTGGTAGATAAATCCCGTTTGAACCTCTTGGGCAAGTGTTCCCGAATTCCCGAATCGTTGCTCCTTCTTGGTGAGATTCTCCGTGTACGCATCCGCTGAACAAGGGGTTTTGAGCAATAAACCAGCATCTGTCTCTGCGATGCGGAGCGTTTTTGGCTGCAGCACAAATAATAAACGGCTGAACTTCGTACCCTTCATTTTCCAAGTCAAGGCACACCTGCTCGAATACCAATCCGCCATCAATATTCGTGATACCAAAAACATTTTCTGCGATGACATATTTGGGTTTAATCTCTTGTATTGCTCTAAGCATCTCGCCCCACAAGTAGCGTTCATCATCTGTGCCTTTTCTTTTTCCGGCAAGGCTGAAGGGTTGGCAAGGGAATCCTCCAGTAAGAATGTCAATTTTGTTTGCATATTTTTTAAAGTCAGTTTTACATATATCAATGTGACTATCCGCATTTGGAAAGTGATAGTCCAATACTTTTCGTGGGAACTCCATCCATTCGCAATGAAAGACATTCTCCCATCCCATCCACTCGGCAGCGAGATCAAACCCACCTATTCCGCTAAACAATGACCCGTGTTTCATATCTTCTCCTTGTAACTTGTATACATCCCTTCAAAATATGTCGGTATTGTGACGCACTCTCCGTTCCGGTTCTTTGCGATAATCAACTCGGCTTCTTCCATTTCGGGTTTCTCTTGCTCGTAATACATCGGACGGAATGGAAACATCACGATGTCAGCATCTTGTTCAATTGCACCTGATTCCCGAAGGTCACTCAACATAGGTCTCTTGTCTGCTCTCTCCTCACTCTTCCTTGATAACTGTGCAAGTATCATCACCGTGATTTTGAGTTCCTTTGCAAGGAGTTTTAATGTGCGTGATATCTCTGCAATCTCTTGTTCACGGTTTGTCTTTGTCCCTTTGATTAACTGAATGTAGTCAATGACAAGCAAGTTCAATCCCTTCGTTGATTTGTGAAGTTTGGCTTTGGCTTTGATTTGTCCGATGCGAGAATCCACATCATCATCAATGAAGAACTCAATCGTTTGGCTGTTGGCAATGTCACACACCTGAAGGATTTCATTCTCTCTCAATTGTCCGTTGCGAATCTTCCAATTGGCAATGTCTCCGATCAGGGAAATGTATCTCTTTGCAAGTTGCTCATTGGACATCTCAAGTGAAATAAACAAAGCCTTCCCACCAAGTTGTGCAAACTCCTTTGTTAATGTCAAAGCAATTGCCGTCTTCCCCATACCCGGTCTTCCAGCAACCACAATCAAATCCCCTTCGTTGTATCCACCAATATACTTGTCAAGAAATCTCCATCCTGTTTGCTTTCCCGTTAAGTTGCCACCGTTCTGTGCATTGAATACAATTTGATCAACTACTTTGTTAGTCACCTTCACAATACTGGATGGTTCTTTATGGGTTGAGAATGTTGTGCGTTCAACTACATTCTGTATGTCGGTCACAAGCTCATTCAATTCCTTCGTGACATCTAACGACAAAACGCCTTCAACAACTTGCTTCTTGATATAATCGTGTTCAAGTTGCATCAGGTGTGGTTTGATGTCCGTGATGCCGGATGCCTGTTGTTGAAGTTGGATAATCTCAATCACTTGAACTCGGTCAAAGTGTTTGGATAAACTCACATAGTCAATGGCTTCGTTGTTGTAGTACATCTCTGTCATAACCTCAATCAATTTGGATGACATTGTATCCGTAAACCAGTTCTTGTTGATTCTTGGTAGGAAGTGTTTTGCGTCATCGTAAAACAACATATTTGATAGGATGATTCTTTCTGTGTTCATAGGGTTGCAATTTTAGGTTTGTTTGTTTTGATTTCCTCGGTTTGAAGATTATTTAATTTCCAAGTTCTCACGGATGCTTTCCAATCTTTCATTTTGTTTTTACCAACCAACCAACCGTTTGATTCATAATGAGACATCCATCGTTCGGAGATGTCATTCATTCCTTGTTCTTTCATATAAGTTTTAACATCTTGAATGGTTGGTTTCTTAAATACTTTTTTATCAGTTACAGTATCAGTATCAGTTACATTATCAGTATCAGCTTTTTTGGGTTCTTCAAAAAAGGCTTGGGTTTTTTGGGTTTCGTTGGCTTTCTTTGGTCTACCACCTTTTGAACCGTTAGCACTTTGTTTCTCAATGTAATCCTCGTATTTGACCAAATCCCTTTTTAATTGCGTTTTAATGGGTTCAAATGCAATTGACAATAGTAAGTCATCACAAGGTGGATTTTCATCGTTCACATAAGCGAAGATGTGTTTAATTAATTTCCCAGCAATTTCATCAGGGAGTTTGTTGAATACCCCTTGTTGGTCACAATAAAGGATAAATGATTTCTTATTTTTTGCCATAAAAAAATCCCTCTCAAATTGCGGTGGTAGAAGCACACACAACTCAAAAGGGATAAAAGGGTTTTAACTTTCGGTATCTTCTACATACCAGTTAACGATACAAATATAATTAAAAGAATCTTAACTTCTCGCCTCGTTCACGAAAATTGTAAACTTCTTCAAGCAGAGCAAGATATGTTTTTGTATTAGTACAATCCACTAATTTGGTTGATTGATACTGAAGTTTTTGCATCATTTTCTCGTGATTATAACCTTGTATTTCGTAAAGATGAACCAATGCAAAAACAAATGATCTCCTACTCGCACCATCATAATGCTTCATCCAATCTTTTATCCATTGGAACATAATTAATCCACGATTTTTATGAATCAATTTAAGTTCTCCTTCTCTTAAATTATACAAAGTTGAACCCGAAGTAGTACCAGCTGCCAAAATTCCCAATAATACTGTTACACCTAATCCCGTTTTAACCATTTGAGATTTCAAATAACAGTATTCTTGCAATCCCATATCACAATAACCATCAATGTAATCTTCAATTTTCCAGTTTTTTGTATTGGCATTTAAGGTTTGAACTTCGGAAAGTCCAAAATTTTCAACCAATAAATAATGTATTGGATGTCCCAAATCTTTGCAAACTGTGAAACGATGTTGTCCATCAATAATTTCAAATTTCTCGTTGACCAAAATTGGATTTGCAAACAATAAATTTTTTGCCATAACGGAAGACCGTAATCTTTTCAGGTGCAATTCATTTAACTGGCGATTACCTCCAAGAGTTTTGAACTTTGAGTAATCATTTGTTTTCATTACGGTGTTCACCGTTGTGTCTTTCTGCGTGTGGTTACTGCTCTTCACCATTGACGCTGTTTGTGTGTTATACATTTTGTTTTTACCTTATGGTTTTGTTTTGTATCCCAGTTCTGTTAGGATTTTTTTTTGGTGTTTTTGTCGCAGCTCATAGGTCGCACCTCTCAATTCGGGATCATCTAACTGCAACCGTTGACGGCATCTGCGGATGGTTTCCGCTGGTGTTAACTTGCCTGATTCCAAACGATGGAAGAAGTTGAACAGATTTGATTCGCTTCGCCAAATCATTGACATCAAAAGGTTGTCATTGTCTCTTGTTTGTGGATATTGCTCAAGCAATTTCAACACAAGTTTTTTGGTTACATTCATACGGTTTCTTGTTGATAGATTTTTTTTGCGTTTGCAAACCCGGCATTGTATGCGAGTTGTTGTTCCATTTTTTCAAGTTGTTTGAAATTGAAGATCAGGTGTGGGCTGATATCCAAATCGGGAAACTCCGTGCGTAGGTGTTCAACCAAGCGATCAATTGGTGTTTTCATTTTCTGCCTTGATTATTTCTTGAATCTGTTGTGAGATTGCTTTGACCAAACTGATGATGTCAAGATTGTGATTGATGGTCTTGATGTCTTCAAGTTCAATTTCGGTGTTTCTGTGTTTAACCCTGATCTTCATTGCTCACCTCCTCCGTAGGTTTGTTTGTAGTATTGTTGAACTATGTCATCATCGTCCGTTTCCAAGCGCATGGGATTTTCCGAAGCGATTTTATTCATCCATTTTAATAATCCAATCATTCTTTCCTTCTCCATTTCTTTGGCTTGTTTCCAATCTGCAACGGTTAACTCTCTATTATATGCAATCCCATACAACCACTCAACTGCCGTTTGTTGTTTTGGCTTATCCGTGTTGTTTTCTTTTGCAAATTGATTAACCTTATCAAGGTACTCAACTGCATTAATCTCCGTTTGTTGTTTATTGTTTGTCATTGTCTGTCTATAAATTCTGCGTAATCTCGTGCATCTTTTTCCGTTTCAAATGTGGCGAGTAATTCTCCAGCGAAGTATACCCGCCACTTGCAAATGGAATTAATTGTTGCTTTCACTACCCTTGCGTTTAACATTTTTCAAATCTGTAAATTGGTTCTTGAAAGTTTGCAACTTGTCTTCCAGTTCTGCAATCCGTTTCTCGCTGATCATCTTCGCTTGGTTTAAATCATCCTTGCCTTGCTGAATGGTTGACCGAATGGTTAAGATTTCAGTTTCCAAATCCCAAATGTTGCGATTCTTTTTGTTAATTGATTCTTGCAATTCCTCTGCGTTTCTCTCAACTTGCCACAACCGGTAAGCGAGAAGGACAGTTACACCGCCCAAAATTAAGTAAGTTATCATTTTGCTTTTCCTTTATAAAATTTGTGATTGAAGATGGCTTGACTGAATTGGTCAAACTCTGGTTTGTACTCGTCCCTTTCAAACTGGTATGGTTTGGCTTCGGGAAGTTCTTTGTTCATTGCTTTCTTAATGCAATGTAGACCGTAACCCACCGCAAAAACGATGGGTGTTAAAACGATTGGATAAATTATGTCAAGTGCCATAGTTCAAAACAACATACTTTCTTTCACTTATGCAAATTTATTTTCTAATTGGCTTTGTGAATGAACGATTTATTTTGTGATTGACAAAAACAACTCCCCAGCGTAGGTCAATTTCTCATCAATGATTTCTTGTATGTCCTCTTCCAAAGTGATGAGAGTGGTTGTGAGCTTCTTGCCGATGGGCATTCGGGGATCATAACTGACAAACAAACCTTCTTCCAATCCGGTTGCAATCATCCCCATCTGCATTTGGTAAAAGTATTCCGTGCGTTTGCTCTTCAACTGCTCGTTGTTTTTGATGAAGAAGTTTTGAAGGTGGTTGCCTGAATTGAATGGACATTTGATTTCTACCAACTGGTGACCAAGTGCATCAGGTGAATACCCACCCCATTCGCCATAAGTGATGAAAGTGTATGTCTCTGCACCATAGTAAGTGAAGAAGTCATCTGTCTGTTGGGAGAAATAGTGGAAGGCTTCCTTCTCGTGTTCCTTGCCCCAATCCAAAGCACGACCATAGATCTCCGATTTCGCACCTGTTAGGTATTCCGCTGCCTTTTCAAAGACAAATGATTTTGCAGTTTCCGAAAGGAACTCCGATTTGTTTTTCGGAGTTCCCATCAGTTTGTGGATTTCGGAAGCGGTGAAGCGTGAACTTCTCAACCTTTGCCAATCTTCTTCGTTCAAAGAAGTGTGAATAACTGGATGTGTGTTATTCATTTCTCACCGATTAAAAGTTTCATATTGACCGGAGATACCTCAAACTTGCTTGTGATGTCTGTCATCAATCCACCCGTCTTCAAATGCTCAACGGCTTTTGTCCAAGATGGATGCTTTGGTGTGAGTTCATCTTTCTTTGGAATCTGTCTTCCCATTGCTTTCTCACCGTCATCGTCATCATCAATGTTCAAGTTTAGGATAGAACCAATGGATTGCCTTCTCGCATAAGTGATGGCAGACCCCATTGCTTGGGGATCGTTCTGCTTTGCAACCGGCATCACATAGGATGACTCCATCCACTCACCTGATTCAGCGTGAAGGATGATTGTTGTGAGTGCATTGGCATCAGGGAATTGACTGATTGCCAAACCGCATTCGCTCAATGGCTTTTGGATGGTGTCCAGTATGTTTGCTAAACTTGCATACTTGGATTTGAAGAAAGGATTGTTGGCTTCCTTTGCTACCTTGCTCACCGATGCTTGGAATTTTACCAACGCACCAGCAATGTTTTTGATTGATTCGCTTTTATTCATAGGAAATTTGTTTTGTGTCCGAGCATAAATAATACTGTAAACTTGTCGGGTTCAAGGAAAAAGAATCTTTCCGTCTCAATGCCGACCAAATTGGTCTCAACGCATCCACCGAAATACACATCTCGCTTGATCAGGTACGGTTCAAGTTCATCAAAGTGATGCTCAAGTAAATAGTCATCAACTTGCTTGTCAATGTAAACATACCTATCACCACCGATTGTGAGAATCCATCCGTTGATTGTTGCTTCAATCATTGTTCACCTCCCTCAATGCAATTTCAATGACGGCTTTTGCTTTTGGTGAAACGATGTTTCCCTCAACCAAATACTTCCTAACGGTTGGAAGTGATACACCAGTTTTTCGTGCGACTATTTGAAATAGTCCTTGTCTGCGTTTCAGTTTAATTGTTTCAATTGCTTTGTTGTAATCCATAACGAAAGCAAAAGTAAAATAAACTTTCTAATAATGCAAATAAACTTTTCTTTTTGTTACAATTTTATATCTTCCGAGAATATCAAATCTCCGAAACGAGCATTTAACTCATTCACCAATTCCATCTGTATTGATTCCGTGAACGCACTTTCAAGGAATGGCTTTGGCTTTGTACCTACTTTGTGAATCTTTTTTGCAATGGCTTTTGCATATGAATCATAGGTAAAATCTTCAGGTGGTTTGACGGCTTTGAATGCCATCCATTCTGCGATTGACTGCCACAAATATGGTGTGCCTTCAATGTGACCATTTCTTGTTGGCTTCCTTCCGTATTCCACGAACTCCCAGTAATCTTCTGCGAGAAGAATCGTGTTGATGGATGTGGGTGATTTGGTTATCTGTCCGGGGACAAAAGATTGTCTCAACGAAGATGATGCGTTTATCTTTTTACTGTCAAGATTCGCCCAAATCGGAGGGATCACCTTCTTGTTCCACCAATCAATGATGATTTGCTGAAGGAGTGAGCCTTCGGAAGCATCCCCTAAATAAGTATCAAGGGCATCGGGTAATTTGTCAAGGTCTATTGTAGCCATCCCACAAGCGTTAAAATTCCTAAACCTATACTTATACCCTTAAACAACTTTAAAGTTGTAATAATGGCTTTATTTTGCCTCAAAAGTGAATTATTCTCCTCATTCAAGTATGCGATGTTTACCTTTTGTTTGGTGATGACAGAATCTTGTTCGGCAATAATGATGGAATCCGAGTGAACAACCTTGAGTAATTGGCTGACTTTCTGCCGTGCAATCGCACCCTTAACAAGATAACTATTCGCAGTTCGTAGAGTCGCAGAATCTATGGAGATTGATTGCCCCTTCAAGCCCTGAAGATGTAGCATCAAAAGTATCAAGAAAAATCGTATCATAGTGGTTGAGTTCTTTCAGTAGTGTGATTCGTTTGATCTTCTCTTTTTCAATGATCCTTTCGTGCATCTCAACATTTAGTGGTTTGATATAGCGGACTGGTTCATCATAATTGAAGAAAGCCCACAACCAACTAAACAGGAACAACGCAAGTATTATGTAGATAAGGAGTGAGGACTTGGAAGTTGATTGCATATCCAGCGAGAATATCAGTTTTTGAATCGTAGAATGGGGAAGCATTGCCGTTGATCACAATCTCAAAATCCTCATCGTTTTGGGTGTTGTCCTCAATCAACGCAAAGATGTCGGTCATAATCTGTGCAGTATCCGAAAGCACTTCAATGGTGTTTGATTCGCTTTCAAATACACGATCCATCACGAGCAATGCAAAGTTGTAGGTTTGAAGATTGCCACCGGACTGCAAATTGAATCCATCAGGGTACAACCAAACCAAAGGATAATACTCAACATTCTCAACAGTCATATTTGACTGCTGACCAACGCCAAACTTGTGAACCATCTTATGGCTTTCGGCTGCCGTTTGAATCTTTGCTATTATTTGGTTTAGTGTCATTCTTGAGAAATTTGAGAAGTTTGGCTTCGTTGTTTTTTTGCCACTTATTTGTCCTCGTTGGGGAAGTCATAGTTCCAAAAGCAATCTTGTGAAGTTGGAAGATAAATGCCACCGACAAAAGCGGTGTTCTTTGGTCGGATTGTATCAAAGGTACTGCCGGGATTTAGGAACAAAGGATAATCATTGGTATATGTGCGAAGATAATCCCTCAATCTGTTGGCATAGTATTCCGCTTTGTCACGATAACGACCTTCGATCATTGTCATTTCCTCAACTGATACCGCCCTCGCATTGTCACTCTCACGAGATGCAACCGATTTGTTCATCAATTTGAAGGTCATTGGAAGCATTGCTTCGGTCAATGTATAATACTTCAAACAAGGTGCGATGTATGAATCCAAAAGGGTAGTATTCAACTGGGTTAATGTTCCAGCAAATGCCTGTACTTGCAACTCATTGTAAATGCCTGAACCAATCACATCACGGATGTAGATTTCTTGAGCTTCTTTGATTGCTGACTTCAGCAACTTGTCATCAACATTCTCATTCAAAGGCGTGTTCGACTTCAAAAAACTGGTTGATATGAAATATACAAAATTGGTCATCGTTTGATTCTCCTTAATAATTGTTGTTGCCAAATGTGACGGCATTGTGGCGTGGTGATTCCAGTATCAGGGTTTGTATACCATTCACCTCTCCTCTTCCATACATCGTAACCAAGTTGTGCAGACATTGCGTTAATGTCCTCCCTTGAATACACACGATTGCTTTCCACGATTTGACGGCAGAAATCACGAGTGGTTGGGATAACCAAAGTACCTTTGATTCCAGCGGCTAAAGCGTAGCCATAACGCACCACAATTTCGGTTTGCAATCTCTTTACTTCTTCAACTCCTTTCGGGGTTGTTTCCAATCCATCCTCGTATGATTTGATCAACTCCGCTTTGGCAAGTTTAGCAATGGCATCAGCGACAACCTTCGCATCCAGTTTGGTGATGTTCACGATGTCACCGACTTGAAGACCTTTATTCTCTTTCAATACATTCAAGATGGCAGTTTCAACGGCATCCACGAACTCAAACTTGTAGGCTTCAAAGTTGTCTGCACTCTCTCCGTATTGTTGAAATACCTTGATGTCTCTTTCATCATCCCATCCAAAAGGATTTTGTTTTGATAGGGCAACTGGTGCAGCGGATGGCAATGAATCTCCTCCAGCAATCGGTGGAAGATTTGCCAATTGGCGTTTCTCGTTGATTGTCATATTTGACAACACATTGTTTGCAACCAACGGACTCAAAGCATTGATGGCATCGTTCAAAGATGATTGCTTCACATCGGTAATCAATGGCAATCCAAGTTCCTTTCTTGCTTCTTCGTTGGTGATAACACCAGCAGTAAACAAAGCCTGATAGTCAAGACCGATAGGTGGTTTATTGATGGTTTCTAAACGAACAGATGCGATAGGTTCAAGCAAGTACGCAAATGTATCATCAATCTTTTGTTGACGGGGTTCAATGTAGGCGTGATGAAACATCTCATATGCTTCAATCAACTCACTACGACCACCCAATTGTCCCTCTACACGAACTCCAAACAACATTGGAGAGTTGACCTTGTGTGCAACAAATATCTCTTGTTGTACGGTCTTATTTAATAAGTCAAATTGCTTGTCAAAATCCGAAGGTTGAAGGTTGTTGATGACTGATTCCTTTTCTGTCGGATCGTTGTATTGGATAATTAACCCACCGGCATTGTCCGTGCCTTGATAACTTTCCTTGAATCTCCTTGCGGTTGCCCTAGCTTCTTCGGCAGAGGGGTACCCCTTGAAGAGCTGAATATGGGTTTGTGCCGTGAATCCGTTCTTAATGCTATTCAAATAATAGTTAGATATCTCGGTATCAACCTCAATGTATTTCAACGCACCAACATAATCCGGTAAAGGGTATTCGCCTTGTCCGGGACGGTAAAATTGGCAATAGTAAATTTGTTTTGATTCCCTTGTGATTGGGTTGTATGGTTGATAATGGATTTTCTCCGCTTTGCTATCTGTCCAGTCAGCACAATACACGAAATCACCGTCAAGACCTTTGCGAATGTCTTTAAATGGGATGTGATAGAATTCCGAAGGTGCGGTCTTTGCCTTGTTCCAAATCACCTCAACTGCAAACCCATTGAACAACTCGGCATCGTATGCAACTTTTGCTTTGAGTTCTTCGTAGGTCTCGTAGGCGTTTATATTTTTGAGTTTGGCTTCGGCTTTTGCAATCTCCTCCGTGTTTGAACCAAATACCTCCGTACCTATTCCAGCAACATAGGATGCTTTGGCAGAAACGATGGCATTGTGCTTGGGTGATTTATTGAATAACTCAATGAGAAAATCAGGATAGAGATTGTCAGCACCAAATGTCACGAATCCCTTTGCTTTGTTCTCTTTGAAAACAGGCAGTTTGTTATCGTGAAAGTTTAATCTTT